GGCTTTCTATTAGCTCTAGGTGTAAGCCAGTCCTTCATTGCTTCTTTCATGAAGTCTCCAAACTTATCTAAGTCTTCTTCGTTGACTTTGATAGGCTTACCTTTACCTAAATCTTCTATAGCAGAATATATATCTTCTACTACTGTGTCTAGTTTCTTTTTCATATTATGCTCTCTTAATTCTTGTCTATTTTAAAACAATATTTTTTAAATATTTCTATAGGTATTAAACAAGCAACCTTGGAAACTGTATCTCCTTGACCTGTTAATGTTCTAGAATTAATATTATTTACAGTTATACATTCAATTATTTTTTCAGGAGTTGTCCACAATAATTCTAATCCTGTATATATTACCCAGAAATCTGCTTTAGTTGTAAGAAGTGCTGAAGGTTTACCATACATCATAAGTTCTATAATAATATTACCTGTTTCACAGCTTCTATAGTCTCCTTTTATTTCTAACTTCTTATTTGTTTCAGGAATAAATAGATCATAGTCTTTAAACTTCCCATCTATTAGAACAGAACAAGGATATTTTTGTCTACAGATATCTAATATTTTTTCTTCTATATCTCTTCCACGCTGTAAATCTTTTTTAAAGTTTTCTGTTGAGTTAATGTGTTTCACTCCAGTTATCTCCTATCTTATATTCGCCAGTTAAAGGACAGTTCATATTATAGTGATCTCCTGCTTTTTCTAAAGCAATTACACCTAATTGTCCTACCTTATCGGCATCTGTATCTTTAACTTCTAGTTGCCACTCATCGTGTATGTTTGCAACAAACTTAGCATCAAGACCTTCGTTTTCAATATACTGATCTAAAAAAATAAGTGCTTGTTTCATAACAACAGCACCTCCTCCTTGTAATAAACTATTTAATGCGGCATGTGCGCTTCTTACATATATTTTTCTACCATCTAATCCTCTGAGGTAGCCTCTTGCTCCTGCTTCTTTAGCTCTTTCTGTAAGAGTTCTAAGTGATGGTAAATTGCGGAGGAAATTAGCCTTAAGTTTCTTACCTGCGCTTTGGTTCGCTTTAATGATCTTTCCAATTTTCGCATCTCCCGCTCCGTATAGGAAGGCATAGATGAAAGTCTTCGCCTGATCTCTTGATTCAAGTGATGCAAGTTTTTGATTAGTAGTGTGTATATCGCCGTTGATAATCTCATTTGTATACTCCTCATCTTTCATGTAGTGAGCTAACATTCTTAACTCTAACCCACTAGCATCTATTCCAACTAACTTGTATCCTTCTGGTACAGTCCAACATGATCTACATTCAACACCATACTCTTTATGAATGCTAGGTACTTGTGCCATGTTAGGTTTATAATGTGTCATTCTACCTGTAACTGCACCATTAGGAATAACAAACCCATGTACTCTACTTTCTTTTTCTAAATGATCTAACCATGAAAATACTTGTGCTGTTCTTTTCTCTAATAATAAAAATCTTATAAGTAAGGCGGCCTCCTTAATATTTTTTATTTTACTTAGTGTCTCTTCATTTACTACTGCTTTACCTGTTGGTGTAAATTTATTTGGCTTCCAACCTAATTCTAAAAGTCTAAATCTTATCTGATCTCTACTACTTAAATTAAACTCCTGTAGTTTCTGTCTCATAAAAGGTTTTGTATTACCAGATGAAAGACAATTATAATACTCTGTATCTGTCAACCCTACTTTAGATAGCTTACCATCCTTTTTAAATTTAGGTGTAACGAGTTTATCATCAACCATTATAGGTTTAAATGTCTTATGTACTTCATCCTCTGCGGCTTGTTTCTTTTCAGTTAGTTTAGCTAACAATAAAGTAGCATACTTTTCATCTAACAGAAATCCATTCTCTTCTTGTTCTTTAAGTATTCTAGCAACATTATGTTCTAGATCTATTGACTGTTGACTAAAGCCTTCTTCTTCTTGTTTTAATGCATCATAAACTTTATGGTTTAGATTCACATCTCCAGTACAATAAGTTAACATCTCTTCAGTATACTTTTCAAACTGTTCAGGCTGTTCTAGTTTAGGACAATTAACTCTATATCCCCATGTTTTTAAACTATGACCATTCTCTCTAACAGGATTAAACAGTCTTGACATCACTAAAGTATCTTCAATTTTTCCTTTAAAATCAAAATCATATAGCCTTTCTAAGACAGGTATATCGTAGCCGACAATGTTGTGACCAATTAAAGTTTCTGCTGATTCTAAAAGAGAGAGAGCTTCTTTTATTTTATCAGGAGGAAACTTATACATCTGACCACTATCAATATCTTTAGCTACGATACACCAAACAGTTGTTAATTCAGGTATAATCTTTTCAACTTTCTTTTGTAACTCATCACTCCATACTTGCATTTTACTTTCACGAAGTAATCCATTAGCTTCTATATCAAATACTATTTTAGAACAAGAGGTTGTCAATTTTTTCATCCTCAGCAGATTCAAACAATCTACCTGTTGTAGAGTTGTACTTAAGACTACAAGCTAATCCTGTGTCACCTGTGTACCTAGACTTTAATACTCTAACCTTTGTTGTATTAGCCTGTTCAGGATCTAATGCTTGTTGGTTTCTTTCTAGTGCTATCACACAATCAGAAAGCTGTGCTATGCCTTGAGAGCCTTTTAAGTGACTAAGTGATACCTCAATACCTTTCTCATGTCCTTTATCTCCTTGCGCTCTCCTGAGATGTGAGACTAGTATCATGCCTACTCCTGTTTCTTCTACTAAACTCCGAAGTTTATTCATAAGCATATCAATACCACGCCTCTCATCTCCTTCAGTTAGTACATTCACCAACATATGCAAGTGATCTACTATCACCCATTCACATTGGCAACCCACAATAATATATCTTAACTTAGAAAAGATCTCATCTATATCTGTAGCTCCTAAGTGAGCATGAATATATACTCTACCTTTTTCTATAACCTTATCAAACAAATCTTCTAATTGTTTCGCACTATAATTTTTTCTTTTTTCATTTAAGTATATTCTATCTTCAGCTTCAATAGATAATATACCATCAGCAGTCCTCTGCCAATTCTCTTCTAGTGCAATGATACCTACATTATCTTTAGTAGTTTTAATTAAGTGATGTTCTAGTTCTCTGGTAACTGAGGACTTACCTAGTCCAGTACCACCAGTTAAAGTAACTAACTCACCTTTACGCATTCCATAAAGTTTTTTATTTAATCCTGCCCAAGGATACGGAACACTTTCTTTTACTTCTCTATTTAACCACTCATTCTTTTTACTATGCAGTTCCATGATGCCAGTAGGTGTATATATTTTAGATTCCCACCAAGATGTTACAAAGTCTGTTCCTTTATTTTGTCTGAGCATATCATTAGCATCTTTGTAGCCTTCAGGGAATGACATTATTTTTGCTTTGTTAGGTGATATTATTCTTGCAACTTCTCTAGCCGCTTTCCTACCTTGACTATCTGAATCAAAACAAATAACAACATTATCAAAAGATTCAACAAACTCTATGCTACTTCGTACATGATTAACAGCATTATTAACACCGCCTCTTATAGAAACACTAGCCCATTTACTTCCTTGCATTTGATAAGCCGCCATAGCATCACACTCACCTTCAGTTATGGTTAAGTACTTACCTCCGCCTTTAAAAAGATTCTCTCCAAACAATCCAGTACCTTCAAAGTTACCATCAGTAAAGAATATTTTAGTGTCAACATTTCTTGTGACAGTAGCAACTAATTCATTAGCATTAAAGTATGGATAGATATGTTTAGTAATTTTATTGCTTTGTAGTACAGATCTTACTCTATATTTTTTAGCAGTAGCCTCACTAATTTTTCTGTCAATTAAAGGATTGAATGAACCTGTATATGAATTTAAAAATGTTTCTCTAGGTTCTTGTGTAGGTTTACTAGTAGCTATTGATATATAAGATCTATCATATCTTTTAAAGTTTTGATTACAACTAAAGCATTTAGCTGAGTTATCCGCTCTGATAGAACAAGCATCACTACTACCACAGTTACTATCGGGACAAGGTTTTCGTGTTTGTATGAACTCACCATGTTCTGTATTCATCTCTCTCTCCTAATTATTAAAGTCACAACCTAGACTAGAGGGGGAAGGTAACTCTAGCCTAGACTGCGACAAGGGGTTAGTCCTCTTCTTTAGTAGCTACTATTGCTTCGGGAGCATCTTGTAGTAGCTTCTCAAGACCAGAGCGGTGTCCATCAATAGC